AGATCGTAAATTAAATTTAGTACCTTCAGTTACAACCATATTAGATGTTGCTGCTAAACCAGGTCTGGTAAATTGGCAAATAAATCAAGGTATCAATGCTGCTCTCACTCTTCCAAGAGAGGAAGATGAAACTGATGAACAGTTTTTATATCGTGTTAGACAAGATTCAAAAGAACAAGCAGAAAAAGCTGCTGAACAAGGAACAATAATACACGCAGATATAAATATGGGTTTTGCTGGTAAGAAAGAAAGTAAAACATATTCAGCAGTACATAAAATTATTAATGGTATGTTTCCCAATCAGGAATGGGTGTCAGAACAATCTTATACGAGTAAAGAAGAAGGTTTTGGTGGTGCAATAGATATACATTCCAAACTAATAGATTTACATTCCAAAACAGGCATTGTAGGAGATTTTAAAACTAAAGATAATTTAGAGGGTGTAGAAGCAAAGAGTTTAGTATTTGATAATCATGGTATGCAACTCTCAGCTTATGCTATGTTGCTTAACATTGATGACCCTACAAGAGTTTCTATCTTTATTGATAGGAAAAACCCAGAAGTGATTGTTTCTTATGTGTGGGATAGAGATAGTCATAAAAGACATTTACAAATGTTTAATGCGTTATTAACGTATTGGAAGTGTCTAAAAAAATATGATCCCACAGAAACACTAAAGGAGAAATAAATGCGATATGAAAGCGTACAATTAAAACAACTTAAAGATGTTGCTAAACCAGGAGATAAAAAACCTAATTGGTGGTTTTTAGTTAACGATAAAGATAATACTGATATAAAAGGATATTCAAATCAAGACCTACAAAGCATACAACAGGCTTTAGTAACAAATCCTCAACATACCTTTGTGAATATTGCAGGTGATGATTACCCACCAGAACCTAATAGATTAAAAAGAGCAGTATTTACTTTGGTAAATGGTGATGATGTACCTAAGGGACAAGAAAAACCAGATAATAAAGAAGTTGTTGGTCAAACTACTGAACCTAAACCAATATTAGTAAGCGGTGGATTGTCTAAAGGCGAAGAAATGTTAATTACTGGTATATGGACCAGAGGAGTTACGTCTAATAAATCTGCTGATGATTTAGAAGCGTATGCAGATAGAGCTTTGCAGTATATTAGAAATCAAATAGGAGGTAGTGATGACCCATTCAACGACCAATTCTAAAACTTGGCAAGAAGAAGAAATAGAGTTGTTAGAAATTTTAGCTCAAGCATCTAAGCTAGATAGCTTGTCTAAAAGATTAGATAACTTTAAGCCAAAAGAATATAGTGAAAGATACAAAGACAAAGAAAGTGAATGACTAAAAATTGCGAAAAGTGTGGAGCAGAGTTTCAGGTCTTTACTAAAGTTGCATTTAAGATTAAGAAATTTTGTTCCGCCAAATGTAGTAAAGGTTACGTAAGGCAAAAAGATAGAGAATGAAACCAAAAGACTTTCATCTTAAATTTCCACAATGGCAAAATGGTAATTGGATTATTGGTCTTGGATCTTATCTTTTTAACAATACAAATATTGTTCACGTTTACTGCGATTATCGTAGAAAAAACGGAACTAAGCTATGGGATAATTACTTGGTGTGTACCCTTGAATTTGCTAAGAAATATCCTTTATCTCCCCTAAAAAACAATCCAAATGTGAAATTGTATCGCATACCTTATCAGGAATTATTAACCTTTCAGGATAAGATAAACGAGAGTACACCGCCTTTGGAGAGGAAAAAAGAAGAACATAAGGAGAACAAAAGACTTGCGAATAAGCGTGAAGCACAATATATTGAGGTTATGAACGAAAAGAAACACAAGTGGAACGCATTTGAGTTTGCTCGTAGTTTTGCAAATCAGCCTAACGCACCAATATATATCCTTGATGGTAAGGACAGATATGAATGTGCAGGAAGTATAATTGAGCCTTATGATAACGGAAAGCCAAGTACAAGCAGCTCTTGATTGGATGATTAAGAATGAGGATGCTTTAGCGGTAGCTAAAGCTGCCTACCACGATCTTGATAGATTTAGTAAAACAGTAAAAGCAGAATTGATGTCTAAGATTAGCAGCAATATGTCTGTATCTGCAAGAGAAACAGAAGCATTAGCCAATAAAGAATACAAAACTCATTTAAATAATCTTCGTACTGCAGAAGCAAAATATCTAAAATTAGAATATAAGATGGATCATAACAAATTGATCTGTCAATTATGGCAAACCATATCAGCGAATAAAAGACAGTCGGTGTAGTGAAATCGGATGTTACTGACTTTTTTAGCCATACCGAGAGTCTAACTCCTGAGAGCTTACTATGGGTTGCAGTTATAATTCAAGCAATTCACGATGCTAGAGTAGATTTCAATGATGTAAAGATATATGAAGCTCCAAAGAAAAGGAGCAAGTATAAGTTCCAGGTAACTGATAGTGATGGTTACTTGTTATCTCAACAAAGGCTTAGAAGTTTTTACCAATGTATAGAAGCTCGTTTGTGGTTTGAAAGACAATTAGAAGATTATAAAATTGTTTGTGCTTTGTCAGGGATGAACGATGAATATGTTTATCGTATGTATATGAAAGTTATGGATGATGATGACATTGACCCAGTTGCGATGTTAAAACAGTTTATGAAGTATTAACAATAAAACCAAAAGTAAAATAGCAATATCTATCTTTTCTGGTTTTGGGTTAAAGTTCCAACCCATTAACTTCCAGTAGGATTTTCAGTTAATATCTTAACAATCCTTTTTCTTCCCATGTCCATCTCGACTTCAGCTTCTACTTGAACACATTGCATAAATATTCCCTCTTGTTCTGGCCCGATGTTTTGCATTGCAACACGCTTGGTCTTAAGACAATCAGCCATTCCTTCTGTAGGAACAGTTTCAATTATGGAACCGTTAGTTATAAGTAATACTGCGAATAATGTTTCAATCATGTGATATTCCGTTCTGTCTTATCTTATCAAGTAACATTTCAACATCTATCATACGTTCTTCTATAAATTGTATTTGCATATTTAGTTTTGCAATCTCTGGAATCTCTGAATTAACATGAGTACGAAGTTCTTCTTGTGTTTTTGACAGCCATTCCACCAACATGTAGAGCTCGTTTACTTGTGGACTGACCATGGTGCCTTTGGGGACCCCGTCTATAAATTCATTAGCGGCTTCCATATCTTGTGCCATTAGCTGTTGATTTGTTTCTAACTTGTTTAATCTTTCTTGAATAGAAAAAAAGCTCATAGTTCCGACAGCCACGGCAGCCAAAATTGCTAAAAGGTTACGGGCAGGAAGAGAAATTTGAGTCGAGTCTGAGAGTTTCATAGTTTAGAATGATTCTAATTTAGAAGCGGGTTATCGTTTGCTGCTTTCAGTTCGTTTATTTTTGCGTCAAGATACTCGATAGCTGCACCATTAATTGCAATATCTTTTTTAATTGCTTCAAGAGCTGCACCAATAGCTCTTACTGCATCCATAGTTTCTTTATCACCTAAAACTATACGATCATGTGTATCAGTTAAGTCAACAGTCTGATTAACTACAAACTCTTGTCCTTCTATTGCTGATAGTCTGGTGTTAAACTCACCCCATGCATAAAAGCCTCCACCGATAGCTCCTACTACGCCAATCAATGCTGCATAGCTTGATAATTTATTAATTAAGTCTGGCATCCATTAATCCTTTTAATTTTATATAAGCATCATTCGTTGCTGAACGAGCTTCGTTAAGTTTAATTTGATATTGAACAACAGGATCAGTACCTACTAGGTTCGCCTGTGTTCCGTAAATAGTTTTATCGTAAGTGGCTAAACTTACTTGCATAAAGAAATCTAAATTGCCTTGTGGTAATTGTCTGTCATCAAACAACGCTTGATTCATATTCGCATAACTTGACATATCAGGTTGCATTGCCACCATCTCACGACTAACAACCTCATTGATTACATTTAATGTTGCTGTTGTTTGTTGTACGCTGTCTTGAATTTGCGATTTAATAGCTTTTTCTATTGCGGCAATCTTAATGTCTAACTCAGATTTTAATTCTGGTTCTGAAATATTCTCTTTGACAACACCTGGTTCTTCAGTTGTATCTCCCTTAACATCTGCGACTTTAACTGACTCCTCGTTACTTTCCTCTTGTTTGGCAACACTTGTGGTTTCAGTAGGCTCGTCTGCAACAACGCTTTCGCTATTGGGTTGTTCTTTAATTTCTTCAATCTCTTCCTCCATTGGCTCTTCAGCTACAGCAACTTCTGCAGGTTTCTCCATAGGCTCTTCAATTATTTCTTCCTCAAAGACTTCCTCTACTATTTCCATAGGAGGCTCTTCTTCAAAGTATTCTTCAAATGCTTCAATAAAAGCATCTTCAGTAAAGGCTTCCATATACATCTCTTCCTCAAAGAATGTTTCCTCAATCGGTGGAAGCTCATCAAACATTTCAATCTCTGGCATATCATCAAAAAATTCTACTTCTTCAAAAGCAAGAGTTTCTGGAAAGTATTCTTCCAACTCAAATTCTTCGTAATAGTCATCTTCAAAGAACTGCTCTTCAAAAAAAAAATCATCAAACGCTAAATAATCATCTTCCATTTTAAAATCTTCTTCCTCAAAGATTTCAGGATTGAATGAGTATTCAAAGTCTATGGTTTCTGGTATGAATGTTTGTTCTTCATAATACAAATCTTCAAAGTATAAATCTTGTAAATCATCTTCAAAGGTGTCTATTATGTTTTCAACTTCTGCTAGTTCGTCTTGTCCAGGACAAGTAGGTGGTGTCTTTTCGTAGCAATGAGTTACTGTAGTAACAGTAGTTGAGCTTAATGCAGAATAACTAAGTCTTAAATCGGGTTGTATAATATCTGGTCCACTATGCCCATTGTTCCAATTTCCAGCAGCATCATCTATATCAAATGTAAATCTTGTAGTTAGTGTACCGTGTGAGTTTTCTGCATCTGGTGCAATAACTAAAGTATTAGTATGAGAATTAAATTGATTATTATAATTAGTTGTATCTTGTAAAATTATACTTTGAGTAGTTGTATCAATACCGTTTGTTGCAGTTTGACGCATCTCAACAGTGCTTTCCCATTGATTCCACCAGCGTACTTTAGCGGTTAGTGTTGAAGTTAAACCTTGTTGTAGTTCTTGTTCGGTTAAAATGTCTTGAGAGTTTACAGTAGATTCTGCATACTTACCATCTTTGCCTGTAAGATAAATGTTTTCATTTATGTCTGATGAGTCAGGAAACATATCTCCTGTCCAAGTACCATCATTCCATTGTTGAGATAATAAATTATTAGTGACTACAGGATTACCTGTTGTAATAGTTTCAATGACTGTAGTATCTCCTGCGTGAGGTGTATCTTCAAGGGTTACAGTTTCACTATTCGCTACCGAGTTGAACAGGATTACCATTGCCATCAACAATATAGGCTTCCTTATCATCCATTGCCTCCGTAATCTGTGAATCTACTTCCTCCATATATCTAAGAGCTTTTGTATATTCCTCATAGTCTGGTCTTTGTTCATCATACTTATTCCACTCGTCTAGGGCATCTCCTCCTATTTTACCGTTGAAAGGGCAGGGAGTTCCTGCGTGAGCCATGGCAGAAAAAACTCTTGCGTCTTGACATAAAATACTAACTGCAGCAACTTTCATATTAAAATCAAAAAGCAGTTTAGATAATTTCATTCTTTCACAATTCATATCTCTTTTTGTGATACCTATACTTCCACCTATTAAAGGTTTCTGTATTCCAATCCCAACGCCCACAGTACAAAGGTCTTGCGACATGGCTGATATTCCTGGAGCAGATGCTGATGGTACAGTACGTGTATCGCCAGTATAAGAATTGTTGTTTGTTGTAGAAGTGCTTGTGGTGTTAGATGAACTGCCTGATTGATATGTTGTGCTAGAAGTGCTTTCGTATCCACCCGTGATAGCCGTATTGGACCCTGTTGAGTTTACCTGATCGTTTGTCGTGGCTCCTGTATTAGTAACATCTGCCATTGCGTTATCAAACAATGCACCAAATACAAACAGCATTGCTATGGTTACGCATACGATAATAAATATATTTTTCATATCTCTTGTCCTGGTTTTTTTGGTTCACTCGAGTATCGACTTTCACAAAAAAACTCATACCCTTTCATATCTCCCTTTTGATTATGGTTATCAAAAAGGTCTAATGTGAGTTGAACTTTATTGTGAAATAAAAACTCTTGGCAAGTAGGTACGGAATCAAATGTAGCTTTATCGTATTGTGTATAAATAACTTGTTCAGAACTACTGAAGAATAGCATTGCGGTAATTATGAAATACATTCACAATTATTTCTTTTTAATCATTTTAGCTGCTGATCCTACGCCCTTAATTCCAAATGACGCTGAGATAGCAATGTATAATAGGTGTTGGTAATATTCAGGAAGCTCCTGTAGAGCTATGAACCCACTTTTTACAAACTCTTGACAACCAGGAATAAATACGAGAACAGCAGGTAAAAGTAGCACCACTAAACTTACCTCGTCCTTCCACGATCCTTCCATCTGATTGACTGCTGATGCTTCCCAAGAAACTTTACCTGCAATCTGTTGTTCTTTAAGTGCAGTAGCAGCTTTAATTTCTGTAAGTTTTGCTTCTGATTTGGCTTTCTTCGTTTCTATTACGCCTTTAACCATATCACCAGCAACCCCTAAAAGAGGTTTTATCAACATTTGTAACATAATATTTCCTTATAAGTTTTGGATAATGCCGCTTAGTTCTAAGCAACGAGCTGGAGTTTGTTTGTTCCAGCGTGAATCTCTCATCTGTGCAGCAGCTTCTTTGAAGTCGCATTTGCCAAGTGCAGTAAACATCTTCTTAAATTTGCCTACTCCTGCTTGTCCTAGCTGAAAACACATTTCCGTTAAAACGCCTGTTATAGCGTGTTTTTTGGGTTCAGGTAGCTCCGACCATTCAGTGTTCTCTAAATGTTCTCCTATGAGCGAATTTGCCCCATTAAACGCCTTTTCAAAGTCGTTATTAAATAGGTTTTGCCACCCTTCCTCAGATTTAGGTACTTCCTCACCATCTAATATCTTATGACCCCAGCCACCAGTAAGGTGTCCTTCGGTACAATGATAAGGCTCTAACCTATAGCCTTCGTGTGCTTTTATACGTTCTTTAATATCGTTCATTTATTCTTCTCTTTGATAGTTCATAGTTTTGTGGATTTATTTCAATACCAATAAAATCTAAATTATGTTCTTTACATACAACGCCAGTTGTTCCACTACCCATAAAATTATCTAAAACTGTATCATTGGGTTTTGATGCAACTTTTAAAATTCTTTCTACTAAAGCAGTAGGCATTTGGGTTGGATGCACTCTTTCACTTTTTTTTATATTGTGTGGCACATACCAAACACTTGATAGCGGATCGTGTATGTCTGTTTCCTGGTTTAAATAAATATCATCACCCTTTGATAAATGATAAATAATCTCATAATCTAAATGAAACCTAGATTTTGTGCTGTCAAATGAACCCGCATACTTCCAAATAATAAAAGATTTAAAATTTAATTTTTGAAAACTTTCAGAAAATTCAATCCAATGTGGCGTTCTCAAATTTTTTTTTAGCGTTTTGCTCTTAATGTTTAAAAAGATTTGTCCGTTGTTTTTCAATATTCGGTAATACTCGGTAAACACTTTATCTAAAAATTCTAAATAAAGTTTTAAAAATAACACATCTTTATTTTTTGCAACATATCCTGCACCAGTTATATCCTCATAAGGTGGGCTAGTTATAATTAAATCTATTGAATTGTCTGGTAGTTTTGACATTTCATCTAAACAATCTCCAAGTATTAATTTCATTTAGAATTGTTTATTGTTCACTTAATAGTATATCCCTGTGGTTGTGTGGATAAATTGGGTACTTTTTCAGGTTGATTGCCTAAAAGAATATCGTCTAAATTTTTGTTTAAATACCACACCACCGAACCAATAATGCTATCTCTTGTAAAAGTTTCTGAAATTTCTTTTAAAGAACACCCATATTGTAAAAGTAAAGATACTGCTTTTCCAGAGCTTCTAAGCTCTCTGTCTAGTGTAGATTCTGATTTTTTTGTTTTTACCCATACTGCTACTGGTAAAATACCAGACTCAGACACGTCATAATCTATTGTGGAAACTATAGGCATAGCGTCAATAAGCATACGCACATTAACGGATCTCATCCTGTTAGGCACTTCCATTCTCGCCACGCTACTCATAGTCCCTTTCTATAATCATTTCCAAATAATGTATAGCCTTTTTTATATCTTCTTTTTTACCCTTAAATTTGTGCCTACATACGTACTTTATGACGTTGCCTTCAGCATAGGGTAAATTGTTAATATTAATAAACTCTGCAGGTTGGATTATAAACCTTTTGTAGTGATCTCCACTTTCTTGTCGGTCTAATGTTTTCACGGACAGATTTTATTCCATCTCCCACCTTTATTCAATACCATTGGTAAAAGTTTTGGTTGGCTATCTATGATTATTCCACAACCTATAATAGGTCTATCTTTAAATACTTTGTCATACGCAAAAGCCAATGCGTCTTTGTCAATCAAACATCCTACTTGCATAGCCCATAAAAGTGATGATGGATTTCCCCAATAGGAAATGCCATACTTGGTATGAAAATGCCCTTGAACATAACAAGTGCCTTGCTTTTGTCCTACTGCTAAAATGTTTGCTGATTTACCGTGATGAAAGTGTACGTCATTGCCATCAGGTAATTTTATTGTGAGTTCGTTGTGCCATTTCCAACCTTTGCCTACTTCAAGGACCTCGTTGTAATCTCGCATATAGGCTTTAGGTAGTCCTGCTTTAAAAGCTCTACGGTATGCCAAGCTTCCGTGATTGGAATGTAAGACATCTACCTTGCTCCATAGTTTTTCAATGGCGTGGATTGTTTCTCTTGCTTCGTATAACTCATCTCCTGCACTCGGTAAGTCAGGGTCTTGACCGTGAAAGTTTAAACCGTGTTTATCAGTTTCATCACCTATGTGTACTACACGATCAGGTTTGTATTTTTTTTTAATTGCAGTTAAAAAAGGAATTAAATCTTCGTGATGATAAGGACAATGGGTATCTGAAATAATCAATATACATCTATTTGACATACTTGAGTTTTATTTGATTTGCACAAGATGTGCAATACTACATAATTGAACGAATAATTATATATAGCATTTGAACAAAAACAGTCGTACCTATAAACCATACCAATGCTCGTAATTGACGCATATCTCTCTCGATATGGGCTAGGTGATTATCCTTGAGGGTAGTGAGCTTATTATCCATAAGCTCTAGTTTACCCTCAATGCGAATAATTGCTTCTTTATTTTGCTGTTCCATTTGCTTCCTTAGATTCTTCTTTTGTTTCCTCTTTTGGAAGTTCAGCTTGAAGTTGTGAAGTCCAATAATTTGCTACTATATCTAAATCAGCTTTTTGTTCGCCAACTTTAATTAGTTTTTGGTAAATAGCCTTACCTTTATTAGATAGTGTAGTTTCATCATAGTCTTTATTGTTTAATGTAAACATATTAGCCCTCCAATGCAG